AATATCACAATTAAGAGACCAAAAAAGAAACATAATAAAATCATTGGAACATGAAATTGAAAAGCTACATGAGGAGAATGAGCGGCTACAAAAGATATTAGAGCGGTAACCCAGATCCAGCTTGTGATACAACGCGTTGGTAAAATTGAAGGGGATTTAAATGAATGATTGTAAATTCTTTGGAGTTAGAACTATTGAGAGGGAAGGGAAAGCAAAGTGCCAGAATTGTAAAGCTTCTAATCTTGAGCTATTCAAGAAGTGCACTAGAGAGTCAAATATTACTATGGGCACATCAGTGCTTGTTGACGGAGCTGGAGAAACTATATTTGTTCCTCCTAAAGTAGTTAGTGATACTAAACTCTTATATGAAAAGCACAGCGAAGTTTCGAGTCCACAGAAGAAAGTAGTGGTAAGTGATACTAGTGAATCAAAGCAAAAAAGAACAATATCCTCTCGAGTCAAGGGATTGGCTATTATGTGCAGAAAGCTAAAGTCAGAGGGAAAGAGTGATGAGGAAATTGTTCAAGAGGTAGCTAATAAATATGCTGATGCTGGAAAGAGCGAAAAAGAAGCAACAGGGAAGGCTAAGAGCTGGGTGAAGAATATGAATTGGGATGGAGTTAAGTCAGGATGAAGTGGTTAATGCGAGCTAGATCAGCTTTAACAAAATGGTTTTGTTCAGGAGAAACTGGAGATAAGAATGGAAAGCCTCAAGATAAAGCTTGATAAAATGAGATGTGGAAAATGTAATCAGAAGGTTGAAATATTTGAAGTTCATGGAGGGGGATCAAAGATCAAATACGCTCCTTGTAAGTGTGGAAGTAGTAACTTGATTAGCTCAGAAAAATGGGACAGAGGTCCAGCAGAAGTAGATTTGACAGCTCATATAGAGATTATTCAATATATTAGAGACTTGTTAAATCTATCAGATTTACTTGAGAAGGGATTCAATACGGAACTGCTTAATTTTATAAGGATGTTGATTAGGGCTGGATATAAAGAAAGTGGTATTCATAAGTTTATTACATTAGCTGGGTGTAATACTAGATATAGTGGTGGCGGAAGAATAGGTAGGGAATTGGGAGTGGATTATGAGTTAGGAATTGGTAAAGATGTTCCAAGGCCAATTCCAATGAGAGGAGAATGGAAGGAATGGTTGAGTCTAAAACCAAGGGCTATGTAATGGAAAGATAGCGACCAATTATAGAAAAGGAGCAATGAGATGTTTAGTTTAGTCAAGTTATCAGGCAAATGGTACAGCTTAACTATTGATAGCGTCGAAGATGGAATGGAAAATATACAAGAACACATTGATAATGGAAATATCGTTTGCTTAACCGATAACATAGAAACCTTCGCCGATGAAATGGGAATCGATGAAGAAGAAATAACAAACTGCGATAATGTGGATTAGTTATGAAAAAACACTTTATAATAAGTAAAACGTTTTTTGGCTTTTCAGCTAGAGTCGCTGCTTGTGGTTATTATGATCTTAGCAGTTCCTTTTTTAAGTGTTTTACTTCTTGGCGTAAAAATGTGACTTGTAAAAATTGTAAGAGAACTAAAGCATTCAAAAATGAAAGCTGAAGAAGCAAAAGTTGGTACGAGAATTCGTAGTCTTGTAGCTTTTAGTGGTGTTCCAAAAGGTACAGAAGGAGTTATTGATGAAGACTATGGTTCTGGAATAATGGTTGCTTGGGATGGAGCCGATAATCATTTTTGGTTACCTGAAGATTATAAGCAATATGATGGAGTTCCAGCAGTTGTTTCTGGAATACTGCGTGATGGCTTTGATAAAGAATCAGAATTACATCTTCTTGAGGTAGTAGTTAGTGGGGAGATAAAAAGAGTTCCTAATGATCTAATCCAAGATGAATGATTTACTCTTCATCTCCCTTGCAAATAAATGGCAAAGGAAGTTCCTAAAAAATATCTACTGGAGATTATTACTTCCCGCTATTTTTTAGAAAGGAATACTTATGGAAGCAACAATTAAACTTTTTAGAGCATTACCAATACAGAATAAAAAGAAAAAAGATGCGGAACGCTCTTTATTAGAAGCGACTATTCCGAGAGGATTTATCTTCTCTCCTGAAGTTGTGGCGAATTATCCAGAGCAAGAGTTGCTTAAGATAGCTAAAGATATTGGACGGACGCCAGCTCAGTTGAACAACTCATTTCATAAATCTTGGAAAAAAGTGAGAAATGCACATATAACTCAACTGGTGTTGGAGCAGATACTTCATTATTTTACTACTTATGGATTTGAGGCGTTGGGAGTATATAATGAAGATTCTGTGTATATTCCAAACGAGCAACTTGATATACCAGAACTCACTATCTCTCCAAAACTAGATAGTATAAAGTTGGTTGTTATCAAGGGATACACAAAAGAAGAACTAAAAGAAAAAGCACTAAAAATGCTTTCTTCTGGCATTGCTTTGAAGGAAGACACATTCAATTATATTATTGAAATATGTGTCTTTGCTGGAATATCCCCTAAGGAAGTGAAAGAGGTAAAAAATAAAGAGGCTCGAATTAAGTTATATGATTACTTGGATATTCTTCCAGAAGATCCTCTTGAATTTTTAAGGTTTGTTCTTTATCGAACTATTAACGAAACTCTACTAATTAAAAGTGGTGAAATCATAGAGAAAATTACTTCAGCAGATAAACTACCAGCTTTCTTTTTGCTTCAGAAGTATAAAGAGCAATATGGCTTGAAAAATCTAGCAGGAATTTTTAATAGATTTAAGCCACTGTTCTTGGCACTTAAATCAGGGCAGTGCGTCTTAATTATAAACAAGATTAGTAAGCTATCTAAGAAGCATCACAAACCAATGAAAAAGGATTATCTTAATGAAGTTACCTCTATGATTAAGAGAGGAGAGCCAATATCAGTAACTGAATTAAGTCGTGAGCTGAGAAGAGTAAATACTTTTAGGAAGATAAGATTGGCTTATGCTTTGAAGTACAGAACAAAAGATGTTAGCTCAATTCTTTATAAAATAAGAAATGGGAAGAGTTGGGCTGAAGAGATTTCTTATGATAGTCATGTAAAAGCTAAGTCAGATGAAATACTAAAAGTGGTTCTTGGAAGTATTGTTTATGATATTAACAAACATGTTGCTAATAAGAAAATTTATCTTCCAAAGAGTGTTGAATATGCACTTCCAGCTACAGAGAAACAGTTTACTGGAAACTTACCTTCTGGGACATATTTGACTATAGATCAAGATAGTATGGTTTTTGGAGTTCACTGGTTTAATCATGAGGGCAGACGTGGAGAGTCATCAAGAGTAGATCTAGATTTATCTTTAATAACTGTAGGTGGTATGAAGTACGGCTGGGATGGTGAATATAGATCGAGTGGAAAAAATATTTTATTCTCTGGAGATGTAACAAATGCTCCCAGACCAAAAGGTGCTTCAGAGTTATTCTATTTGTATGGATCTCTAAAGTCTCCTGGAATATTGATGGTTAACTATTTTAATTATTCTCCTCAAGAAGTGCCCTTTGAAATTATTGTAGCAAAGCATCAGCCTAGAACGCTTAGTAAGAATTATGTTATCGATCCAAATGATATTGTTTGTTCTATAGAATCAAAGATTGATAGTCCTCAAAAGATATTAGGTATAGTAACAACATCCAAAGATCTTAGATTTTATTTCTCAGAGAGCCTTATAGGAATGAGTATTACTTCAAGAGCATCAAGGATGATAGAAAATGCTATGCAGTACTTAACGGATTTTTACACAGATACTATCAGCTTGAATGAAATACTTCTTTTATCTGATGCAGAAATAGTGGAAGATGAGGAAGAATGTGATATTAACTTATCTCTAGAAAAAATAGAAAGGGATAGTATACTAAACTTATTGAGTTAAAAACCATGCATGGCAAAGGAAGTTCCTATAAAATCATTACTTCTCGCCATTGGTTTTTAAGTATTGAGGAGGATACTAATGAGGAAATTGCTGATTGCTGGTAATTTGACAATGCCTTCTTCTGTTGGAATTTTTAACATTCCACCTTTGCTTACATGCAATCCCTCTTCTTGGTGTAAAGAGAATTGCTATGCTCTGAAGGGAAGGTTTCTATGGTCGAATGTAAAAGAAGCTGCCAAGTGGAGATATAAGCAAAGCTTGAAGAAAAACTTTGCTTCTAGGATGATAGATGAAATAGCTCGTAGGAAATCAATACAGTATGTTAGAATACATATAACAGGAGATTTTTACAGTAAAGAGTATATTGATAAATGGGCATACATTGCTGCAGGATTTCCTCATATCATTTTTAGAACTAATACTAAAAGAATTAATTTCTTAAAGTACATGAAACATATTTTTCCGAAGAATGTAGTAGTTAGAGAATCTACTGATAACACTAGAAAGCATTCTGGAATTTTTCCTCAGGCTGCAATAAAAGGTACTTCAGGTTCTGATGAGTTTTTTGTATGTCATGATAATTGTGAGGAATGTAACTTTTACTGTTGGAATAATCCAGAAGTGAATGTTGTTACAAGTCAAATTAGATAGGAAGTAGAAGATGAAAACACAAAAAGAAGTAGAACAGCAAATTGAAGCATTAAGGGGAATTCAAGAAAAGGTTCGTCCATATAGTGCTTTTGGCGATAGCCATTTAGATGCTATTGATGCCCAGATCAAAGTCCTTGAAGAAGATATGGAAAATGATGAAATAGAATACGAATTTGAATCGGAAGCGCAAAACGTTTTAATGGCCGCCTTAGATGCACGTCAATGGATAGATGGAGAATCTGATATTGATGACTTAGCTGCTGATTATCCATTAATAGTTGATTGAGATCAAACTAAAAATTTTGGAGAGAAAAGAAAATGACTTCGGAAACATGGAAAAGTATTTGGAAAGAATTTGAGGAGTGGTATGCTGAAAATGACCAATCTAGTTGGGAAGAACAGCAGAAAGTAATTGAAGATATTGTTGATACATATGTTCGAAAATTTACGGGCTAAAATATGGCTATGAAACTTTTTATTCTAGATGGACACTACCATGTTCATCGAGCATGCCATGCTCCTATTCGTACTACTCTAACTAGCCCATCAGGTGAATTAACCAATGGAGTATACATTTTCACTACAGCTTTACTTAAGCTAATTCGAGAACAAATGCCTGATATGCTGGTTGTGGCTATGGAAGGAAGAGGTAAAACAATTCGAAGTGAGTTGTATAGTGATTATAAAGCTACTCGTTCTCGCCCATCGGATGATTTTATAGCTCAGAGAGATAAGATAGAAGAGATTCTTGATGCAATGAACATCCCAGTTATAAGAGTTGATGGATATGAGGCAGATGACATAATTGGAACGATAGCTAAGAGAGCTGCTAATGATGGATACGAAGTTTGCATCTGTTCTAATGATAAAGATATGCTTCAACTAGTGGACCATACAATATATATATTTGATGTGAAAACAAATGATACTGTGGATTTGCAGGATATGATTGAGAAAACTGGAGTAACTCCAGATAAATTTGTTGAATATTTGGCTTTGCAGGGAGATTCTGCAGATAATATTCCTGGGATTTCTGGTGTAGGATCTAAAACTGCAGCTAATTGGATCTCCAAGTATGGTTCTATCAGAAATCTTATCTCTCACGCAGATGAGTTGAAGGATAGGTATAAAGATAGTTTGCTTGAGTTTAATGACCAACTTTACTTAAATATAGTACTAATGACTATTATGTGTGACGTACCTATTGATACTGACTATGAAAAATTTGCTTTGAAGGAATTTGATAGAGATAAACTGCGAAAGATTTTTATCGAGTTAGGATTCAACCAGTTATTAACTAGGTTAGGTTTAGATGAGGAGGAGAACATCCTGGGAGATTGAGGAAAATGGAAATAGTTATAAAAGAAGAACATATCGTTTTCTTAACAATTACTACTTGGGTGGGAACTTGTGTCATAGGAGCAGATCATTACTATGGAAGGTTAAGACCTTTGAATGGAAACCAAAGTTTTGATGTTAGCTATAAGTTATCTAAGGAAGATGCTAAGAATTTGAATAGAGGTATAAAGCCAGAGAATGTAAAGTCTATTGGATATAAAGAAGGGGATGAAAGTGAAAGATTTAGAAGTAGAAAAAAGTTAATTGCTGAAGCTAAAAAACAATTTAAGAAACGTTTTCCAAAAGCTAAAGTTCTTGTTTTAGGTGATCGGGGAATTATTGAGCCACAAGAAATATTAGTTGGCCCGAGAGAGTTTAAGTCTAAGATTAATAGATTAGCAAAGGAATATGATAAATTGGATTGGGATATAGATGAAGATCAACCAAAAATAAGAAAGTTAGAAGGTGAATGGCAGGAACTATGGCCTGAAAAGTATACTTGAAAGGAGAATGAATGGGAGAAAAAAAGCAAGTACAAATCTATGGTTGCTGGGGCATTCCAAATCATCCTCATGAATGTGAAGTATGTGGAAGTGAACTAATTGAGTGTCCAAGAGAAGGGCATCCAAACTCAAAGTTTTGGAAACTTGAGAGGGAAGACGGTTTAGTTCTTCTTGTTTGTCCAAACAATTGCCCAGAAAAAGAAGAAAATATGAAAAAGCATGAGATTCACATCTTAAAAGTTGATGCATCTATATTAGATATTCTAAGTGCTTTTGTATTTGATCAGCTTATCCAATGTCCGAAAATGAAGCCCAGAGATTTCAGGGCTAAAAAAGAATATAGTGAGGATGAAGAAAGGATACTAAGTTTGATCCCAAATGCAACTAATGCTATTACTTTATTTTGTCCTACAGTATGCTCTGGATTGAGAGGAGATGGTAGTAGGTTTAGAGATAAATGCGAACATTTTGATAGCTATGGGGAAAATAAAGACCAAGTATTCAGCTTTCATAATCCTCAAAAGTTTGTTAATTGTAAAAAACATGGTAAAGTCAAGATAGAGGATTATGCTAATTCATGTGTTAAGCGGGAAATTACTGTAGCCGCAGCTAGAGGTAGAGGACTAATTCATCATTTTGGATCGGCCGATCTTGAGAAGGTTAAGAAAGATGTTTGTTTAACTTGTTCTCATTTTAAGTGGTTAACAACATCAAAAGGTGATGTTAAAGTAGAAAGCTGTAACTTTAAGCCAGGTTGTAAAAGAGGTGAAGGATATATCTTGTGTCTTGATATGGATTGGTGCTATGGGGACTGTGATACTTGCGAGAAGAATGATGAAAGGAAAACCAATGAATCAGTGGATTAAACAAAAGATTATAGTAATATTAGAAATTGTGACTTTACTTATGATAATCAAATTAATAATTGGTAATTAAAATGAGAAAGATGCTAAAAAATGTTAAAGAGATAGGATTGTGGGTTAGCTTGACTGCTATTCCTTGTTTAACTGTGGCTTTTGGGCTTGGATGGGCTTTGCATGCATACACTCATGACTCATCTGTTCTCATGGGTTGGATTAGATTTTTAACTGGAGCCACATTAGCAACAATAGAATTTGCTTTGATTTCTAAAGCTATAATGAAGTGATATGAATTCTATAATTGATTGCTAATGTAAGTATAATAAATATGTAGATTTACTTATTGGAGCTGAACATGTTTGATAAATGGCAAAAAACGTGTGTTTTTCTCACAAGAAGGTGTAATCTTAGATGCAGAGGATGTAATGTTATAAACTTCCAATCAGCTTATGAGATGACTACTGAGCAATGGAAAGAAGCTTTTGATATTATGAAAGACTACAAAGTTGGCTTTGTTGTCCTCTTTGGAGGAGAGCCAACATTGCGAGATGATCTCCCTAAGTTAGTTAGATATCTCAATGAGATTGATATGCCTCATACTATCATAACCAATGGAGTTAGGTTAATGAAGGATGAGAAATTCTATAAAGAATTACTAGATGCGAAACCTTTTGGAATAAGCGCTTCTGTAAATCATATAATCCCAATAGATGTTAAGTTTGGTGACCAGAAAAAGAGTAATGTAGGACATGATCTACTTCTTAAGTTGACAAAGGATGCTTCAGATATGGATTTAGTAGCAAATATGGCAGTAACTCGAGAGAATATTCGAGCACTTCCAGAAATGGTCAAATATTTTACAAATCTTGGTATATGGAGTATTTTATCTTTCTTTCATGTTTGCTCTCAGAGGGAGGCTATGTATTGGTGGTATCGTGGGCCAGTTGATGAGGACAATAAAGATTTAGTATTCAAAGTAGGTGATGGATGGATGGTTTCAAGAATTGCTGGATGGTTTATAGAACACTATGATGAACTAAAGCTTCATAATGGGAAAGATTACTTTAAAGATTGGTCAACTATTGGGATAAAACAAAATTGGCATTGTAGTGAATGGGCTTGCCCAGCAGTGAATCCTGATGGAAGTTTAATGGCCTGCATAGATAGACCATTGTCTAAGCCGTTTAGTATTTTTGATATACCTCTATATCCTGGGCAGATTTATCAAAACTTCAAAGAAGTGATATCAACGTGCCCAGGTTGTGCTTGGGACCACATGCTTGAAACAAATAAGTATGCCTTGGAAAATAAAGCTGAACTGGGGAAGAAGAAGTTCTCCCATCAAAGTGAGGAGTGATATGAGATTCGTTTATTTACTAACTGGAGTAGTTCTTGGTGTACTAGCTAGTGAGCAGATTATGAAGATATTTCTTTATCTTAAACCTGCTTTACTTTTGTTAATAAACAGGATATTTGGAGGTTAGCCCAACAAAGTGATGGAGATGTATAGTACATTGATTACAGTAGGTTGTATAAATTTACAGTATGGTCGTGGCGGCATTTAATTCAATAAAAAGACGTGGTGGTTCAGCTTTTAAAGGAGAAAGAAATGAAAACTTCTGGAGTAGTATCTTTTGAGAAGGTGTCACTCAATTGTCTTGAAATATCTGCTGAAGATGGCAAAGTGGTAGCACAAATTATTGCTGATGATGATCTGACATTAGAAGATTATGATAATGCAAAACATATAGTGACATTGTGGAATAGGTGGGAAACAGAACCAAGAGGAATGTAAATGGAAATTCTTGTACCAACAATTCGTACTGATACTATAGCTCTTTGCCTTCAGGCATTGGCTTATCAAACAGAACTTCCTGATAGGATTACTATATTGGATAGTGGAGAAAAACCAATTACATCAAACTTCACAGTTCGTATGGTTTTTGATATTTTATCTGAGAAACATGTTGAAATAGTTTACTTTAGAGAAAATAAAAGAAATTCCATTGTTGCAGCTAGAAGGAAGTTGCTTGAAAAAGTAACTCAAGATTTTATGTTTGTTGATGATGATGCTTTGCTTGAGCCAGATTATATTGATAAGGTTAGGCATTCTTTAGGATTTCGCTTGAAGGCAGATCAAAGTCTACCAGTTAATTTTTCTTGTGGATTGTTTCTCCTTCCGAACAATGAAATCGGGAAACCTGATTTTTCTACTACTTTGCACAAAAATCCTCCTGATGATGTTTCACAATATCAATATGCATTTTTTAGATATGATCATCCTCAATTCATTGAGATTGACTATGGAGGAGCCAGTGGAGTAGCATTTAGATATGGTGTTGAGAATAGATTATTGGTAGCACTAAAAGACCTTCCAGATGATGCTCCATTAGAAGACTTTATTTTGAGTAAAGCTGCTGGTAGAGGAATTTTAAGAACTGATGCTATTGCTTGGCATTTGTTCAATCCAGAGCAAAAAAGAGATTGGAATTATGCTCTTGAGAATATCTTGAGAAGAAATTTTGAGCAATTCCCAGAAAAAGTAATAGATTTTTTGAGATTTGATGATCAAGACTAAATCTTTATTTGATCCAGTTGAAGAGTCTGATGGAACTCGAATAGTAGTATCAGGAGGAGTTCCTCCAGATTGTTCTTTTGATGAGTACTATCCTGAACTGGCTCCTACGAAGAAATTGTTGTATGATTACAAATATCATGGACTATCTTGGGATGAGTATGTGGTTCAGTTTTTTCAGTTAATGGGAGGACATCACGCTCAGAGAAGAATTAGAGAGTTAGCTAATAGGGCAAGAAGTGGAGAAGTAATAACTTTACTTTGCTTTGAGCATGGTGATGAGAAGTGCCATCGGCGATTGTTAAAAAATTTAATTGAAGCTTATGAAGAAGAACAAATCAAATCTTGAAAGGATTGAAAAATGTTTGATAGAAAAGAATTGATTAAATTGAGAGAAAGAGCAGAAGATGAAGCAGAACGAATTCTTAAATCCGCAAGCTGGAGAATGAACAATCAATTAGATAAAATAATTTGTGCTGATTGTATCCCAACTATGGATGAAATGCCAGATGAACTTGTGGACTTGATTGTTACATCTCCCGGCTTGGCAATGGCCTATGGTTATTGAGTTACTATGGTGGCCACTGCAGCTATTTTGAAGTTTATGGTACTATTGCAAGAAGAAATAGATAAACAATGGCCAAGAAGGAGTGAAAAGTTATGAGTGAGAAAGTACTTTTATTTAGTGGTGGAATGGATTCGTTTATAGCATGGCATTTTCTTAAGAAGCCAAAGGCAGTTTACTTTCATATTGGTCTTGACATCTGTGATAGGGAACTTGAAGTTATCAAAGAACTTGGAGTTCCCGTGATTGTGGATAAATCTATAGACTTATCAACGAGAGAGATTGACTCTGATACAAAATTTCTTCCAATGAGAAATTTGTATTTTGCTATGCTTGCTTGCAAATATGGAGATGAGATATATATGGCGGGCCTTAAAGATGATAAAGTGAATGATAAGAATGAAGAAATTTTTGCTGAATTTTCTGGGATGCTATCAAATTTGAATGAGAGAAGAATTAAAGTTTTGAGCCCATTTTGGAATTACACAAAGGCTGATGTAGTCAGATGGTATCTCGCAACTGTTGGAAATGAAGGCAAAGCTCTAGATCAGCTAATTAGAACAGGTAGTTGCTACGATCTTAGCACTGGCTATTGTTGTTACAAGTGTAGGTGTTGCTTTAGAAAGTGGGTTGCTTTATGGGTGAATGGGATTAAACTTGACTTCTACAATCGAAATCTTCTTGATGAATATTATGAAAGAGCTAAGCAAAGAATATATGTCCGCCAGAGAAATGAAAATATTATTCGAGCAGTTGAGGAATATCTAAAAATTGAGAAGAGGAAAGTTTACTTTGTAGATATTGATGGAGTTCTTACAAATGAAGTTGAAGGACATGATTACTTTAGTAGGACTCCAAACTTGAGAAACATAGCTAAAGTTAATGAATTACACGAGCGGGGAAATAAAATAGTTTTATGGTCTAGTAGATTTCCTGAAGATGAAGAAGCTACTAGAGATTGGCTGATAGTTAATTGTGTTAAGTTTGATGAGTTAAGGCTTGGAAAGCCTCAATATGATGCGATAATTGATGATAAAACTATTGATTTGAATGGAATAATTTGAATTGATGTAGGAGCAGACTATGCGAATATATCAGGCTGGTGTTGCTAATTATGGTATGACATATCCTGAACTTATGGAGATGCTTGAGAAAAGAGAAGTTTATACTCTCGAGTCATTTTGGTATAGGGCTAGGTTGGAAAAAGCATTTGAGAGATATCCTACGTTTAAGATTTTCTTAGATTCTGGAGCATATAGTTGGGATCATCAGATGACTATGCAGGGAAAAGTTGTTACTGAGGCAGATGAGCTTACTTATTTAGATAGCTATATTGAATTTATTAAGAAATATGAGAATAGATTGTATGTTTATGCTAATTTAGATTTTGTTGGCAATCCTGCAAAAACTATGATTATGCAAAATCGAATGGAAGCCACCGGACTAAATCCTCTTCCAGTTTTTCATTATCATACAAAGCAAGCGGATCCAGAAGTTGGAAAAGCTCATTTTAAGTATTTAGAAAGATTAGTTGAGAAGTATGACTATATAGCTCTTGGAGGTGGAGTTAGTGGAGGTTTATTTAGTTATAAGTATATGTCTAAGTTTGGGGACGCAGCTTTCAAAGTAGTTAATTCCTGTGGAAGAGATGTTAAAATTCATGGTTTTGGTTTGACGTCTATTCCAGTTATGCTAAGATACAACTGGCATAGTGTTGATAGTACTAATTGGATAAAGAGTGCAGCTTATGGAATAGTGTATGTACCTGTTTTTGATCCTAAAACTGGTGAAGCCGCTTATGATAAAATCCCAAAGCGTATTTGCGTTTCTGAAATAGGCAAAGTTAAGGATACTGCAGCTGGTCACTATTCTCATTTGTACTCTGAGGATAAAGAAACTTTAGAGAAAATTCACAACTACTTTGATTCTATTGATATAGATGTGAAAAAGATGGAAACAGAATCTATTGAAAGAGTTAAGGCTAACTTTAGATTTTTTGATGCCTTTTTGGATTATAGAGATGAGTTTTATCCAAAGGGCATAACTAATAAACGAGTGGATAGTAAGCTATTTTAGGAGAGAAGAAATGAAATTAAACAGAGAAACACTACTGCAAAAGTTGGAGATTGCTTATTCCGCTATTGCATTAAACCCAATCATACCTCACTACTCATATTTTAAGATAGCTAATAAAGGAGATGATTTGGGAGATTGTCTTCAAGCTTTCGATGGGCTTGTGATGATAAACACTTGGTTAGCTGAAGATATAGGAGTTGGTTGTGCAATTCCTGCTGAGCCATTTTTGAAACTATTGAGAAGCCTTGAGGATGAAGAGGTTGAATTGGATTTTGAAAAGGACAAGGTTAAAGTTAAGACTGATGAGGTTAAAGGAACTTTTACAGTTTTAGATGAAGTTCCTGTGAAAGAAGTTACTCTATCAAACAATTTTATTGAGGATAGAGATATTATTCGAGACTTGATCAAGGGATTAAGCATTTGTAGATTGTATGTATCCAAAGATCAAACATCTGGGCCTATTCGTGGGGTGATGATAGATGAAGACAAACTTATAGCTACAGATAGATATAGAGTGATAGTTTGGAAATTGGATAAGAGCGTCCCAGCTAATTGCTCTATTCCACCTAAGTTTATTGATATCATGTCAAAAAATGCAGGTGAAGTTAAGCGCATTGTTTTCAACACAAATGATGGTCTTACAGCTATTCTAAATGACGGCACTCAGATTAGCACATCAATATTAAGTGGAGAATATCCAAATGTTTTGCAATATTTTCCAACTTCGGATAGTTTTATAAAGATCAAATTTCCTGATACAATGGATAGTGTTATAGAAAGACAGATTACTTTTCTTTCTCGAGTAGATTTGATTGATAAAGAAATTTCTGTTCGAATTTTGAATGATAGATGCATAACTGAATCAAAAGCTAAAGATTTGGGTTCTTTAATTGATGAAGTTAATGTTGAAGGAGATTTTGATAACATTGATATAGAATTCTTTGTTAATCCAGTGTTTTTGAAGGATATTGTTAATACGTGTTCTTATTTCAAGTACTATGATGAGAATGGTTTGATAATACTAGAAGCAGATAAGTTATCTAATCCTGATAAACTTAGATATTTAACGCAAGCTCGAGAGAACGAATAAGGTAATGGGAAAACGACAACAAAAAGCTTTTTTCTTGAGTAAATGGGAAATTTATCAAAAGGAGCACCCTGAAAAGTTTGAGAAGAAACGATCAAGTTCAGGTGCGAAGAGATCTAGCAAGAAAATATATGATTGCTCTACCTGTGGACTCTATAGAAAATGTAGAAGCCCTAAAATGGAAAGGTTTGGGAGTGGAAAGAAAGGAATTCTTATAGTAGGGCAGTGCCCTGGAAGAGTGGAGGATAAAGAAGGAATTCCTCTAGTTGGCCCATCTGGAGTTCTTGGACGTAAGATGTTTGGATACATTGGAATAGACATGGATGAGGATTGTGAAAGGACAAACGTTATTCAGTGTTATCCAGGACAAAACTCGAAAGGTGATGACAAAGATCCTACAAAGGATCAAATTAAATGCTGTAGAGAACGTTTGATTAGAGATATTGAAGAGACCAAACCTAAGTTAATTATATGCTTAGGTACTCCAGCTATAAATGCTGTTTTGGAAACTCAGTATTTAAAAGGTTTCACTGCTAATCAAATGCATGGAAAAGTTGTTCCATACCATAAATATAACTGCTGGGTTGGATGTTCTTATCATCCAGCTTTCTTCAGATACAGAAAAAGGAAGAAAGATAAATATCCAGATGATGAAATTATTCTTGGCTACGATTTGGCAAATATAATTTCATATCTTGATCAACCTCTCCCACAACCTTTAACTGAGGAAGGGAACAAATGTATTACTGATGTTGATGAAGCTATTGAACATATCAGAAGTTTTTGTAATACAAACAAACCAACTTCTTTTGACTATGAAACTACTGCTTTATATCCTTGGGTAAAAGGTGCGGATTTGTTAGCAATATCAATATCTAATGACATAAGTTCTGGAGTATTTATTCCTTTGAAGTTGAAATATGATAACGGAGATATAATTTTCAATTCTCAAGAACAGGAAAGAATACTATGTGCCTGGAGAGAGTTTTTGAGAAGTGATACTCCAAAGATAGTTCAGAATGTCAACATGGAAGAGATATGGAATAGGATGTTTTTAAACCAACCAGCGAAGAATATTATTCATGATACAATGATCGCAGCTCATGTTATCAATAATAACTCGAGTACAACTAGTTTAGGCTTTCAGGCTTTTATGCTAACTGGTCATGATTATAAGGGAATAGTGGATGTTAAAAAGTTGCTATCAGAGTCATTAGAGAAAATTTGTAATTACAATAGCTGGGATTCAAGATATACTTTAATGTCTTACTATGACCAGAAAGAATTTCTTGATGCAAATCCAAAGTTGAGAGAATTTTATGAATTTTATCATGAAGGAGCAATAGTTTTGGTAAACTTGAGGGAGAGAGGAAATCGAATAGATATGGATGTACTTCATGAGCTTGATAATAAATACATAGCTGAGCGAGAGCTTAGAATAGAAGAGATGAGGTCGCTTCGTGGTGTTAAGCAATATGAAGAGGAATCAGGTAATACCTTTAATCCTGAATCTGCTACAAGGCAACTTCAAAAGATTCTATATGATATCTACAAAATAGAAAAGTACAAGGAGACCGCAACACATTTGGGTTCTACGGATAAAGAAACTTTGGGTATTATATACCAGAAAACTAAAAATGAAGATGTTAAAAAATTGGTTAATGGTATTATTAGGTTTAGAAAAACTTGTAGTTTGACTGAAAGAGTTACTAACTATAGAAATGTTATGGATTCAAAGTTTTATGTGCATCCTTCTTATAATTTGAATATGGCGGATACATACAGGTCTTCTGCAGATAGTCCAAACCTCCAGAATGTATTCAAACATGATGAAGAGCTCATGGTATTCAGAAAAAGTATAGTGCCATCTATAGGAAGAATCCAACCGGAAGTTGACTTTAGTGGTATGGAGGTTAAGGGTATTGGTATGTTTTCTGGAGATCCAGAACTTATCAGGCAAATTATAGAAGGTAAGAAATGGGCAGAGGAACATCCTGATGGTGGAAATAATCCTTTTGATACTCATTATAGGTGGACAGCTAGGATTTATACAAAATCTGTAGATTATGTGACTAAAGATGAAAGATATAAAGGAAAGAATGGATTTGTATTTCCAAGTTTCTATGGTTCTATAGATAGGAATGTTGCGAGATCTTTTCCTGATGTTCCTACTGATCATATAATTCAAGTTCAGAAAGAATTCTGGGAAGAATATCATTATGTTAAAGAATGGCAAAATAAGGTAATACATGATTACTTGAAGGATGGATACGCGGAAGCACTTAATGGTTGGAGGCGGATTGGGCCATTATCTATCAATCAGTTATTCAATAACCTAATTCAGGGAACATCATTTCATCTTCTTCTTGATAGTTTGATTAGAATTGAAAAAGAATTTGCAAGAAGAAAATTTAAGTCATTTGCCAATGGTGAGGTTCATGATTCTATTTTGTTTGATGCTGTAATTTCGGAATTGAATGAACTAATTGATGTAGTTACTGAGATAATGTGCTCAGAACGCTATGAATGGCAAAGAGGAATTCCTCTTGGAGTTGATTGGGAGATTGGCAAAAATTGGTACAATATGAATTCTATTGTAATAAATGAGCAGGGAAAGTTTGTTGAAGTGGATAAAAAGAAAGTTAAACTAGAAGATTTTATTCTTGCTATGTAAGTTTTCTGATATAGAGGTAAGTTGAATGTATAATAATATTGAAGAAAGTGGAGTAAAGAAGATCAAGATTGGAAAAGATATTGCAGTGGAATGTGAGTTTGATATTGATTGTTTTGAATGTTCACTAAGTGATGCTATGAGGGAATTGCGAGGTTGTCCAAAGGAGTAAAGAATGTCACTCTATCAAGAAGTCAGACCAGATAATTTCAACGATGTAGTTGGAAATTCAACTACTATTGGTGCACTTAGGAGTATGCTAAGAAAACCTTCTGAATCTAGATCTCATGCTATACTTCTAAAAGGACCATCTGGATGTGGAAAAACAACTATTGCTCGTATCTTAGCTAAAGAATTTGGATCTAATAAAGATTCCATGTTTGAATTAAATGCTGCTAACACGAATGGAATTGATACTGTTAGAGAAATAGCTAAAAACTCACATCTAATGGGTCTTGGAAGTAATGCTAAGACCTACATTTTTGATGAGTCCCACGAGCTAACTGGAAAAGCTCAGGAAGCTCTTCTAAAAACAATAGAAGATAATCCTCCTCATTGCTACTTTATTTTTTGTACAACAAATCCAGAGAATATTATCAAAACTATACGTAATAGATGCACTGAGTATGAAGTTGAGTTAATAAGACCAAAGGAGGTAATCGAAGTTCTTAAATCAGCTTGCGAAAAGAAAAGTTTAAATGTTTCGTCTGATGTACTAGAGGCTATATCATTAACTTGTGATGGATCTCCAAGAGCTGCTTTGGTTTCACTAGAGCAAGTTGCCGAAATAAAAGAAACTGTTGAAGCACTTGAACTATTAGTTAGCGGAACAGAAAGAGACGCTACTGTTTTAGATTTATTAAAATTGTTAGTGATGGCTCCTGATGTTAGAAGAAAAAAATGGAAGCAAATTATTATGACTTTTGATGCTATTACTGAGGATAGTGAGAAAGTTAGGCGGTCTATCTTGACATTTTTGTATAATAAACTAAAGAAGTATGATGAAGTACAAGATGCTATGGATATTGCTCATTTGTTAAAAATCTTTTCAATTAACACTTACTATGGAGGAAAAAGTTTGCTAGGAGCACTTGTGGCTAGAGCTTGTTTTGAGACATGGATTTGATAAAATAGAGTGATAAGAGTTGGAAGTGTAGAGACGATCAATTAAAATACTATGTGGAGAATCGGGAATCCTTATTCCAGCATCTAGAAAAAGTAAAAATAAACTTAAATTTTGGAGGTAATTCAATGGATAAAAGTAGAGAACAAGCTATTGATGATGGTGCTAATGTGAGCACTGGAGGTGTTAACTTTAATTATGTTGACACAAACAAACTGGATAGAATGGGTATTGGTAGATACAATACTAAGAAGAAAGATGGAAATAACTTTATTAGGATAGTAGCTCCAAGTTCTACAGGGCCATTTGCCAGAGAAATATGGAAGCACGATAATGTAGGAGCAAACAACGCTACTTTTCTGTGTTTGGATAAGATGTTTGGTAAGGCTTGCCCTATATGTGATCAAATCGCGGAGCTAAAAGCATCAGGAGCGGATAATGATACAATAAAAGAACTTAATCCTAGTAGAAGGTTTCTTCTTTTTGTAGTTGATACTACGTCACGTGAAACTGAAGAGGAAGGCCCTAAGTGGTTTGATTGCCCAATATCAATTTATAAAGCAGTTTGTACTTTATCAAAGGATAAGAGAACTGGAGAGAAGTTAGACCCAACTGATCCAGATAATGGAAGGGACGTTGAGTTTGTTAGAAATGATGGTAAGAGGACTGAGTATACTGGATATGTTCTTCGAGAAACCAAACCTATTCCTAGTAGCTGGTATAAAGATCTTCCTTCATTTGATGAGGTTCTTTTGGTTCCTAATCCAACTGAGATGAGGGAAGCTGTTTTGGGCAGAAAATCTGATTCTAAAGATAGTAGGAGTAGGGATAGGGAGGATAATAGAGGAGTAGAGAATTCTGATGAAAACAGGAGAAGTAGAAGAGATGAGTCAAGGAGTAGGGATGATAGCAGAAACTCCACCAGAGATGATAGTAGAGATGACTCAAGGAGTAGCAGAGGTGATTCAAGAGGTAGAGATGACTCAAATGATGAGGATCAGGCTGCTGCAGTTAGGCAAAAGCTTGATGAAATAAGAAGCCGTAAAAGAGAGAGGCCAGAGGAAGAATAATGCTATCTGATGAAGATAAACAAAAATTAGACTACTTTCGTGATAAATTACCCATAGATCAATTTAGTCTAGAGAAGGAAAATAGTCAGCAACCCGTTTTATTTGATGAAGTTGGTCAATGGGTATCTGGAATTAAGGCTGCTGCTAAAACTGCTAAAGAGCATATAGAATTTGTTAAAGCTGATTTATTCTCTAAGGTTAGAAAGAGGCCTGAAGATTATGACTTAACAGGTAAGATTACAAATGATTCTATTGGATCGGTTGTGACTACTCACTCTGATTACCAGGAAGCAGTTAGAGAGTATATAGAGGCTAACAGGTTATCAGATGAAGCATCTACTCTTTTATCCTCTGTTGAACAAAGGAAGTCACTAATTGGAAATCTTGTTCAGTTGTTTATTCGAGCATATTATCATAGTGATAAACCAGTTGATGATAGTAGTTGGAGAGATGATGAGGAGGCTATAATAGCCTTGAGAAATCAAAAAGCTCAGGAACGAGATGGTTTAGAGGAGTCAGAAGTATGAAAGCAAAAGATTGGAAATTTGATAAATATCTTCCTGATGATGAGGATATTGATGCTGGATGCAATGCATTGGAAGCATACTTTAACCTGCCTCCAATAAAAGGTAGGAATAGTGCGGAAGCAGAGTGTGATGCTTTCCATGCTGGATTTACTAGGGGAATAGCTTGGGCTTTGGCTAAGATGGATGAAGCTAACAGTTAGGAGGAGTTAAATATGGGATCTAAAAAAACTGAAAGTGAAATAGAAGAAACATCACAGAAAGCTAATGAGGTGGTTGATCTTCCATCTGTTGAGAGTTGGTGTCAAACTGGATGTACTATTCTAGATCTAGCCATATCAAATATATTTCCAGGAGGTATTCCGATTGGGCGGATACTTCATGTTTATGGTGGATTTAGTACTTGTAAATCTGTGCTAGCAGCTACTATTCTAGGATATGCTCAGCGCGCTGGAATGGAAACATATTACGCTGATGTTGAACATACTCTTGATGAAAGGTTTGCTGCAATATATGGTTTTGATTCAAAGAAGAGCAGTATTGCTCATCCTCGAACTCTAGAAGACTTTTTTGATGGTTGGGTTAGCTCGGCTGTATACAAAGCTGATAAAGGGAAAAATGATAAGAAGAAGCTAAACACTAAACCTAAAGTGTTAGTGGGAGATAGTATTACTGCCCTTCCAGCTAAGATAGAAGACGATAAAAAGATGGATGAGCAAGGATATGGAGCATATCGAGCTAAGCAACTATCTTTGGGATTTAGGAAGTACATAAAGTCTATTGCTGAGAGCAACACAACTTTAGTTCTCATAGATCAAACGAGAGATAACATGGGATCCCCTTTTGGAGGTGAAACTACTACAGGAGGAAGGGCTCCAGAATTTTATCCATCAGTTAGATTATATCTCAAGCATGATAGTAAAGTAGTTAACTCTTCCGGAAGAGTGATTGGTATTTGGACCAAGTTTAAGATAACCAAGAATAAAGTTGCTCCTCCTTTCAGAGAAGGAAGATTCAAAATCTTATTTGATTACGGCCTTGATGATATCGCTTCTAATCTCTTTTTTATAAGTGAAGAACAGAATGGGAAAGATGATGCCAAGAAAGCTAGAACAAAGATCAAACTTTTTGGAGAAGAGCATACTCTTAAAACTTGGGTTAAATATATAGAGGAAGGGAATCTTGAAGAAGATTTGAGGAAAGAAGTATGGACTTTGTGGCAAAAAGTTTATGAGACAGAACAACGAAAAGTAAGGGAGTGGTAATAGATAAGAAAGAGAAAGAGGTTTGTCCATCTTGTAGTAGTGATAACATTGAGAAGGTTCAAGGAATTTGGAGGTAACTCTAATTTTGGCTGGTGTCATAAAAACGCACCAGTTGCCATTCCTCGCGGGCTAATACCCAAAGATAATTTCTTAATGTTTTCTTATGCTCCTTTTGTATTGGCAATATCTTGGTGTGGGGAATATGAACCATACAAGAAAACTCGTAACCAAGGGTAGTTTACCACTTAATAAGAAAGGCAGGTGCGAAGATGAAATGCCCGGCTTGCAAAAAGAGGCTGTTACTTATAAACCCGTCCCAAGGCAAAGAATATATATGCCCCAATGAGAAATGTCCAGCAAATATTCAAGTTCGTAAAAGAAGTGGATGTGCTAATGGTTATGCCGAGTTTTATGGGACACAAGAGGAAGTAAACAACCAATGGCACTAAACTTATAAGAAAGAAGGTGCGAAAATGAGGCGAAGTAAATTGTGTATGCTCTGCACCAGAAAAATATATCGCACAAAGAGCATAACCTGTAACTCTTACGGCTCTAGTTTGGATTACTAAATGTAACCTTCAAAGGCTTGTAGATAGAAGAGAGAAATGAAATGAAAATTTTTGGATTAGATATATCTCTTGACCATGGAGGAATTGTTATTCTTAATGGTTATGGAGTAGTGATGGATTATGGTTTTCTTTCAACAACTAAGAAATATACAGATACTGATCCACAACATGGATATCTTCTTAGCAAGAGAGAGAAGAATGAACCCAATGAAATTTTTCGACTACGAAGACTAAAGGAATATATGCGTATCTTATTAGATATTGAACACAAATTATCAACTTTTATACATCTTCCTCCACCGGTGTACTATTCTGTTGAAGGATATTCTTATGCATCTAAAACTACTTCAATCTGCCAGATTGCTGAATTAACTGGATACTTAAAGCATTCAATATTTGAAGGGGGAGGAAAAATAAGAATTCATGATCCTCTAACTGTAAAACTTTTTGCTGTAGGTAGAGGAAATTGCATGAAGAAAGATATTGTAAAGAAAGCTTTGAGTTGGTTTCATATTCCTGATGGTTTAATAAAAAAGAAGCAGGTTAAAAAAGGAGATAAAAAAGTTGAGGAGTTTGATGGCCCTGCTACTGATTTAGCAGATGCTTATTATTTAGCTAAAATGCTATACGTGGAATTGAAACTCAGGAGTGGAGAACTTGAGTTGTCTAAATTAAATGAAGGAGAGAGGAGAATATTCCTCAGAACTACAAAAGGATACCCTGTTAATATTCTAGACAGGCCATTTATACAAAAACAGAAAGGGAAGTGATGTATGATCCTCACATGAGCTATAGTATTAGTTACTTTAGAAGTTTATCTTCAGAGGAATTATTTAAGTTATTTGAGGCAGCAAAAAGGGCTTCATCAACAGCTGCTGATTCCAAGTTGATTAGAAAGATATTAAAAGATATTTCTAACATGCGGGGTTTGCTTAAGGGTCATGATAGCATTCATAATGGAATCAATGTATGATCAAGAAACTTACATTAGAAAATTTCAAAACTCATGAGAAGACCGAGCTTAAATTCTCACCTGGAATAAATGTTATTACGGGAGATACTGGGCACGGCAAAACAAATATCCTATTGGCTATGAAATGGATAGTTGATAATCGTCCACGGGGCAATGGGTGTATAAGGAGAGGGCAAAGTGATTGCATTGCAACTATGGAGGTTGTTGACAATGAAAATGCATGTAGTATAGTTAGAAGGCGGAATAAGTCTGAAAATGTATATGTTGTAGAAAAGGATGGATTAGAAATAGTTGATCCATTCAATGCAAGTATTTCTCCACCTAAAGATGTTTCAGATATATTAAATTTGACTGATATAAATATTCAGAAGCAACGAGATCCGTACTTCCTTGTTTATTCTCCTGCTGGACAAGTTGCTATATATATTAGATCTATAACAAAATTGGATGAGATAGATAGAGCTGTTAAATTATTGTCAAGTAAGATACGCTCGAAAAAGAATGAGATATCTCATTGTCAAGAAGAATTTAACTCTACTAATGATGAACTCGTTATTCTAAACAAAATAAATCTTGAGTTGCTTGAGAGCAAGATACTTGCGGCAAAGAATAACTTGATAGAAATTGAGAAAATAAAAGAAAAAATAAGCCGGATAGAGTCTATCATAACGAATCTTAAGGATCTTGAGAGTCGTAGAATAACTCTTCCGGATAATCTTGATCAAATATTTGTTAAGGTTGAAAAGCATTCTAATTTAGTAGTTGAATTATCATCTCAAACATTGCATCTTAGTAGTTTAATAAATAAGATAAAAGAGATTGTGTCACATAGAATAACTCTTCCAGATAATCTTGATCAAACATTTGTTAAGCTAGAGAAGTATTCTAGTTCTGCAATTAGATTATCAGAAAGCATATCAAAGCTTGGAGGCTTATTAAATAGAATAAAGCAGATTAGAAAGGGCAAAGTATCTCTTCCAGAGAATCTTGAGAAGGTACTTTCTTCTGGAAAATCCGTTTTAGTAAAGTATAATGATATATATGGAAGGGTTGAAGCAGCAATTAAGTTGCTTGAAGAAATTCACAATACTAAATCTAAGATTAGTGATATTGATAAGCAGTTAGAGCAGTTAGAGCTTGAGGAAAAGAATCTTAAGAAAAAGCTTGATGTTTGCCCATCATGTGGAATTAAGCTTACAGAAGAATCAAGAAAAATATTGTTAGGGGATAGATAGGTGAAAATAGGAATTCTTGGAGATTTACAACTTACTAATCGAAGTCCAGAGAGGCGACTGGATAACTACTTCGAAACTCTAAAAGATAAACTTCAGCAAGCATTTACTATTTTTAAAGAAAATAGCTGTAGTTGTGTTATTCAGGTAGGAGATTTTTGTGATAGTCCAACAATAGCAAACCGAGTTATATCTTCTATTATAGAGGTATTAATCCATGGACTTTATCCTATTTCTTTATATGATCCCATTGATCCCTTGTGTTGTGTTTATGGTCAACACGATATTTCAGGTCATTCAAAATCCACCTTACCAAATAGCCCACTAGCAGTTTTTGAGTCAGCTGGGCTCATTAAAATGCTTGATGATAATCCACATATAGTTGGATTAGTTAGTGAAGGAAGTGAAACTTCTGTAGCTTTGTATGGATCAAGCTTTGGTGAAGGAATTCCAAAACCTTTTGAAGATAATTACAATGTACTCGTAACTCATAGAATGATTGGGAATAGGCCTCTGTGGCCGGGTCAGGAGTTGGTTGGTCCAAGGCAATTTCTTAGGAAGTATCCTGAATACAATCTTATTTGCTGTGGAGATTATCATTATCGGTTTTTTGAAACTTGGAATGGCCGAACAATTGTTAATCCTGGAGCAATAGTTCGAAAAACAATATCTAAATTTGATTTAGAGCATAAACCAGCAGTTGTTATATTTGATACAAACACGAGTAAGTTAGAAGTTGTTGAACTAGATGTAAAACCAGTAGAAGAAGTATTTGATCTAACCAGAGATATTAAAAAGAAAGATAGTGAGATACTTTCTCAGCTTGTTGAAAAGTTGAAGCAGGGAGGAAAGAAATTGTCTGGTTGGAAGCATTTTCTTGTTAGGGTTTTGGAAGAGCGGAAAGCTAATAAAAAAGTTAGGGATATTATTGACCAGAGTCTTGAGGAGGTAAAAGAATGAAGTGGACAAAAGTATTAGACAACTTTGCTAAAAATGATAAGGGTAAAGAAGAATTTATTGGGCAAGTTGGTAAAGTAGTAAAAATCGAACATGACTATCTTTGTTTTTCACAGGTTCAGCTGAAATTTAAAAATGGCAAGGTAGAATGGTTTTCAAACACAACGTTGGAGGAAGTTGATGAAAATGGAGAGAAAATATTCTATCCAGATTATGTTATCTAATAAGAGGAAGTAGAAATGTCTGATATAATTGATAAGATAAAAGAGAAACAGGAAAAGATTAAGAAGCTTGAGAAGGAACGAGCAAATCAAGAAGGACAGGAAAAGCAATTGCTTAAGCAACTAAGAGATGAGATTGGAGTAGATTCGGTTGAGCAAGGCGAAAAAGAGTTAGAGAAACTAGGTCGGGAGCTTGTAGAAAATGAAGAATGTCTTAAAGAACTTGATTTTGAAATGGGTGAAATTATTTCCACAGCTATCTTGGAAGAAGAAAAAGAAGAATAGTCAGAAGCTAATGGGTTCAGCTATTCTTAAAAAGGATAATCTTTCAGGGAAAAAATTCTGGGTTTCTTGGGATGGAGAAGGAAATAATGAAGTCGCTTTTAGTGGAGGACAGCCACTAGTATTTCCTCCAGAGCATTTACAGATTGGTACTAAAGTTTATCTTCTTCCTCCAGAGGAGTAGGTAATGGATGGTAAATTTCGTTGTAATATATGTGGAATATCTTTTCCATCATGGTCAGATATGAAAAAACATTTCCAATCTAAAGAACATAAAGATAAAGCAAGCATGGGAAATGCTGAACTACTTATGGAGAAATTTTTGAAGTACTTCAAAGAGCCAAACAATGGATCTAATAAGATATGAAAAATTTTTAAGCAAGAAGAAAGCTACTAAAGAGATTCTTGAAAATAAAGTTAGTAATCTGCAAGTTGAGATTGAAGAGCATCAGGACTATCTCACTAATCTTGAAGAAGCTCTTGATATTATGAATGTTGTAGGTATTTTGGTTCAGCAAGAGTTTGAAGAAGTTGTTGAAGTTTTAGTTACTCAAGCTCTTAAGTTTGTGTTTGGTGATAATCATTCATTCAAAATAGACAGCGAGATATCTCATAATCAACCTGAAGTTCATATGTATATTGTTATTGATGGGGAGAGATTTTCTCCGAAGGATGATGAACTTAGTGGTGGACAGGCTGATGTAGTTTCTTTTGCTCTTAGAATAATTCTATGGGCTATTCAGTATGATAGGACAAGAGCCACTTTAGTTTTTGATGAGCCATTTAGATGCTTACATGGTTTGAAAAATGCTGAGTCTGTGAGGGATATGATTCAGTATCTTTCCAAGACATTAAATCTACAATTCATTATTATAACTCAAGATGAGGAATTAACAAGAGCGGCAGATGCCTCATTCCTTGTTGTAAAGGAGAGAGGAATTAGTAAGGTTGAACTGATGGCAGCAATTAGGGAGAGTCAGGAATGAATTGGATTTCAGTAGAAGAGCAATTACCAGAACTTGTAGAAGTTGGTAAAGAAACATTCCAAAGTGATTGGGTTCTTGTAACAAATGGTGAAAGGTGGGTAGAGGCTTATTATTATGATTGTACCAAACGAGAGGCAAAACCTGGTTATGCTACAGGAAAAGGATGGTATTGTCATGGTATGAGTAGAATAGGAATTACCCATTGGATGCCAATTATTTTACCAGGGAAATAAAAATGAAACTTAAACAAGTTTTAGATAAACCATCAATAGATTCTGTTATGATGACGATGGCCAGGAAGATATATAATATAGGATTCCCTCTTGCTATTGTTGCTATACTAAAAGGAGGAGCTTACACAGCTTATGAAATACTGAAACTTCTGGAGGATATCTACTTAGAAAAGGATTGGCCTGAAGCAAGACCTGATATAGTGATAGGGCATATAGGACTTGAATCTTATGGTGAAAAAATGAAGTCATCAAATGAAGTAAAATTGATGACTCCTCTGGATTTATCAAGAAAAGATATTTGTGGAAGAAAAGTTGTTATTATAGATGATTGTATAGAAACAGGAAGAACTCTTGATGAGGCTAATAAGCTTATATCAGGATATGAACCTTGGCAGATACATACAGCTGTTTTGGTAGATAAAGTTTCTTTGAGAACTAAAGCTGAAGTTGAAGCTCCAGATATTTCTGGGTGGACATATCTTGGCAATGGATTCTTAGTTGGAGCAGGAATGGGAGCTGGAGAGAAATATCGTTATTTATCATCGTTATGTGAAGTAGTAGAAGGAGAAGATAGCAATGTATAGAATAAAGAAAACATTTATAGTATCTGCATCACATAAACTCAATTTAGATTATGAAAGTAAATGTCAGAGGAAGCACGGGCATAACTGGAAAATTACAGTCTATTGTCAAGCAGATGAACTTGATAAGAATGGCATGGTTATAGATTTCACACTAATAAAGAATCAAGTTCAGGATAAACTTGATCACTATTACTTAAATGACATATTTGGAGATGTGAATACAACTGCAGAAAATATAGCTCATTGGATCTGCATGCAGTTTGACAGCTGTTATCAAGTTGATGTAGAGGAAGTAGAAGGAAGTGTAGCTACTTATATTGATGATAGTATAAAGATATAGGAGAAGAAAAGATGAGCAGAACAAATCCTTTTCCTTATGGTTCGTCGGATGGTTCAGAAGGCTGTACAGGCTGTAAATACTTAGATCAAATATTTGGTATGGAAATTTATCCACTTTGTTTAGAAAAGGGCAAAGATTTTGCTTGTGATCTACGCAAAGGAACAAGATTTAGTTGCTGGAAGCCAGAAGAGACAGAGCAGGAAGCAGATGATGAAGTTTACTAAAATAGATTTTAATAGTTGGTTTTATAAAAATTGTAAGAGGCAAAGGAAGAACAAGGCTAAAATTTGCCAAGTATGTCCTTTTAGGCCTTATATCGAAGAACAAGAAAAAAGGAATAATCTAAAGTGAATGTGGTAATTCAAATACTTGATGTAGCAGCAGCTATTTTAATTATTATATGTTTGAATATGGTTACCAAAAACTACAAGTGGTGGTTACTCTATTCCGCCACTAATGTTATATTTTCGATAGTAACTATTTGTAAATGGTTACCTGCACTTACTATCATGGGATTTGTGTTATGTGTTACTGGGATTATGAATTATCGAAGAGAGAAGAGAAAGAAAGAAAATGAAAACTCCATTTCATAGAGAGAAAGATAAGAAGTTAGTATTCCCATATCGTCCACTTAGGGATTTAGTTTTTGTTTGGCCTGTTCCTCCTCCAGAGAAGTTTGGAAAAGAGCAGATAATTGCTATTCCTGAACAGCATAGGAAAAAGCATCATGATGGAACTGGAATTGTTTTGGCGATAGGCTCTGGATATGTGGATGATAAAGGAAAAATGCATCCTGTTCCATCTGAACTAAAACCCGAAGTTACAGTAATGTTTGATATTGGTATTCCTTGGGGGGAATACTTTGAAGGACAAGATGGAAAGAAACACTATGTTTGCATTTGTGGTGCAGCTGATATCTTTGGATTGATTGATTGATATTTATTATTGTAGAGGATGTTAGAGGTATTACAGTAAGGCAGAAATAAAGGAAATGCATGGCTAGTTCACTTCAGAAATTGGAATGGGAAAATACCACTAGGTTATTGTTTTTTAAGCATAGAGGAGATCTATCAAAAGTTTTGGTAGATCTCAAAGCTAAGTATGAGAATGAAGTAGATAATGTTGATGAGAGGATAACAGCAGATTTTGTTGAAAAAGTTATTAAGAAGTTTAAAAAACAACAGAAGGATAATGATCCTTTTGTTGCAGTGCACATAATGGAGTATGTATTTATGGGCACAAAGCAAAGGGAAATGCTTTTGAACACTGATGAACAGGAGTTGGAATGCTATAAATTTTATTATAGATCGGCTTGCTGTGATGCAGCAGTTAGAGAACGAATAAATGATAGGGAAGAGCAACACTTCACTTGCTTAAAATGTGAAAAGATATGTAATGTATATCGTGTCCCAAATCTTGACATCTTTGAGATGAAGAGGAAAATTAGAGCAGAGAGAAGAAAGGACGAAGAGCAGTTAGTTAAGGCTGCAGATAGCCTTGGTTTTGGTGGAGAGAAAACTACAGTTAAGCAGTATTTTAGTCAGGTTGCTATAGAAGAAGGCAAAGGAGGCCATAAGAAAGTTACATCAAGAGAAATAAAACAACTCCCTTCTAGCGATCAACGGCTAATAGAAAGTTCAGATAGTATGGATCCACGAGATAGGGAAACAGTTAGAAAGCAGATAGAAATAATTAAGAGGAATGAATTCGGAGATGGCTGGCCAACAGAAGAGAATTAGTAGGACTGATCGAATCAACACAATTTCAGAAGTGCTTATGGAAAAGGACTATAAAGAAATTCCCGTTTCTATAGGTGTATTTTTATCTGATCCTGAATACTTGGGAAATTCTACTGAGAGAGGAAAAACAATATATCCTTTCTGGAGACCTGTTTTATCTGATATAGCTATAGATGATACCAGATATTTACAAGTGCTTACAGGAGCGATAGGAACAGGAAAGACATCCACAGCTATTGTTTCAATATGTTATGGAATGTATCGTATTTTGTGCCTCAAGAACCCATGGAAATTCTTTGGAAAAAATATAGCAGGAAAAATGGCTATAGTTTTCTTTAACTTGACTAAAAGTTTAAGTTCAAGCAAAGGATATGGTCTTCTCCAATCATATCTAACATCCTCTCCATGGTTTAAAAGGCATGGATTCTTGGCAGGAACAGAAAAAAATCCTAGAATTGATTTTCCCATTTTTGAGTACAAATCAGCATCTCCTTATGCTAAAGGTTTTGGATTTACGAGTGAAGATGTTATCTTTGCTATAATGGATGAAGTTGATTCTGAAACGGAATCTATAAAACAAAAAGTTAGAGTTCTTCAGGCTTATGAAGCAGCGGTATCAAGATTTGAATCAAGATTTGTTAGAATTAGTAATTACTCTAACAAAAGTGAAACATTAGGCAGATTTTTTCTCTGCTCCTCAAAACAAGAGAAGTTATCATTCCTTAATGCTTTTATTGTTAAGATGAAGGATTCTCCAATTGTTAGGATTACAGATGCTGCTCTTTGGGAAGTAAGAACTGACTTAAACTTTTCAGGAGAAAAATTTCCTATCATGCTGGGAGATATATATACTCCTTCTAAAGTTCTTGGTCAAGAAGTTAGAGGGGTGTTTGAAGTAGATCAAAAAGGCATTGAGGAAGCTAACAAGCTGGGCTTTAAGATAATAATGGTTCCGATTGAGTTGTTAGAAAGATTTCAAAAAGATCTTGTTGGAAATTTAAGAAGGCTCGCTGGAGTATCCGTTGATCAGCTTAGAAAGACAAAACTATTTCCATCCGAGCAACTTTTGATAGATTGTTATGATCCAGCTAAAAGAGATCCCATTAAAGTAATAACTATTGAAGTTGGATTAAATGATGATATTGATCTTATTAACTATGTAGATTTTAGTGCTATTCGAGTTCCAAAACATCGCCCCAGATTTATTCACGTTGATATAGCTTATTCTGGAAATGGTGATGCCTTGGGTATGGGTATGTCTTGCATTAGTGGTTGGACAGATAAAACTGTTGAAGACCTTATGGATGGTGGAGCAATGAGAGTAGAAAAGCTTCCAGTGGTTGAAACAGATTTTGGTGTGAGGATAAAAGCAAGGCCCGGAGATAAAATTCCATTAAATAAAATCAGAAAGTTTATTGGAGATCTTAAAGTAGTTTATGGATTCAACATCAAGTTGGTTACTTATGATTATGATGCTCTTAGTGAAGAGTCAAAGCAAATCTTAACTAGGATTGGAATTAAATGTGGCAGTCTTTCATTAGATAAGAATCCTCAGATATATAGAAATTTTAGAACTATCGTTGGAGAGAAGAGATGGTGTTGTCACAGGAATGATTATCTTCATTTTGAGTTAGTTAATCTGGAAGACGATAGCGAAAAGAATAAGATAGACCATCCAGATGAAGTAGTGGATGTTGAAGTTTTGGAAGATGGAAGTACAACAGATGTTGTACTAAAGGGATCGAAAGATGTATCAGATGGTGTAGTTGGATCAGTTGAGGATGCTGTTAGAGATTCTGAAACACCTATACCCACTGAGTTTACAGATAAAGTAAAGCAGATTATTACTAAACCTAAACAAAGTAATCCAATAAACTCACTTCTACATATAGATAAGAAGTCGGATAGTGCTAAAGGAAAGGATAGTAATACTAACAAATTAGATGATTCCTCTTTTACACGATTCAAGGATATCTTTGATAAATCACAAAAGAGATTATTGTAATGCAGGAAAGAGATTATCGACTACTTAAAGGATTAGCTCTTGAGTTTGTAAAAACTAATGATACATCTATCTTTACTGCAATAGTAAAGATGGAAGATAGATTAGTACTTTATTCTATACACAAGGCTATAGGAAAAAGAAATAGTTTGATGAGAGTTCCATTGCAGGATCTCTATCAATCTGCTTTAGTGGGATTGTATTTAGCTTTGCTAAAGGTTAAAGAAGATGAACCTGGAAGCAAGATAGTTACTAAAATAATAAGATACATTATCAATGAAGTATTAAAAGATAACAAAGAACCAAGAGAAAAGCCTTTTACTTTTTCTAATAGAGATAAGTTGATAGATGATACATTGGTTTACAAAAACCTTGAGATGGAGTTTATTAGAGAAAGGTTTTGGAAACTTATAAATGATAAAGTTATTAGTTTTGAAGAATTTGAAATGATAGTTATGCGTTTCGTTGATGGTATGTCTTATGAAGAAATAGCCTCTCAATTTATTGGAAAGTCTAGAAAAGTTATTTCGAGAAAGATAAAAAAGATTCTAAAAAAGATGAAAGATGAATTTGCAAAAAGGGGTTGGGAGGAGTTTTAATATGGGGCAGAAGAAGAAGCTTAGATCAGCTAGATTTCTTCAAGACCAAGTTGATAAAGAAATAAGGGAACGCATATCTGATCAAGTAAAGAAGACGAAAGAGAATTCTATGAAAGAATATATAGATAGAAAGAAGGGAGGAGCAGATGGACAAAAAGCTTGAAAAAGATTTTGCTAACATGGTTGCTAATTTATTGCAAACGGAATTTTGTAAAGGTTTTAATCCCGCACTTCTTCATGGGTTTATGGGAATAGCAAGCGAAGCTAGTGAGATTCTTAACAAGTATCAAAATTCTTGTGAGTTTACTGAATCTAGTGAATCTATTGAATTTGATAGAATTGATACATTAGTTGAGCTATCCGATTTGCTTCACTACGTTCAGATGATAGTTGGAACACTTGGTTCATCTATTACAGAAGTTTTGGAGCTTAATCTTCATATCCCTAATACTTATTGGGATGGTACGGTAGAAGAACAAGTATCTGGAAGTCTACGAGAATTTATGCGTTTATCAAGTGGTAGTGGAGAACTTCTCAATAGATATAAAAAGTTCATGTTTTATCATGGTGAGCCTTTTGGTAGGGAAGAAATTCTTGCCAAGTTGTTTATTTTGCTATATCACATGCAAGTGGTTTTGGATATACTAGACTCATCCTTTGAGGAAATTATTCTTGTTAATTTAGCTAAGCTCAATGTCAGATATCCAAATGGATATAGTCATGATAAAGCCATAACACATCATCGTGATAAGAAAGGTGAAAGAGTTGCTATTGAAAATGCTTTAAGGAGAAGAATGACAAAGAAGAAAGAAGTAGATGAAATCTAATGGATACTAAACGATATATAACCAAAGAAGATTTTTTAACAATAAAACCTATCTCTGATGGAGGGATAGTGATAGATGGAAGAAGATTTGCTCTTCCTATAAGCATGAGTGCTGAAAAACAGCTATCACAGATAGGCAAAGTGGATAAGACTGGTGAAAATACAATTGACAAGGTTTTCTTTTTTGAGATTTTTAGTGATCCAATGGTAGGAGAAGATCCAGTTATTGTTCACCAACTTGTATCAGCAAAAATAGTAGATAGATATAGATTTGTCAGTAATCAAGAGGCTCTTAAAGAAATGGCTCTTATAAAGGCAAAAATAAATTTGAGAAAAAAAGGAGAAGAAAGAAATGGCGAAGAAGAAAGAAGTTAAAGTGGAGAGAACAACACAGACAAGTAAGATCAAAGTTCTCAATGCAGAGAAAAGGCAGTTTTCTACTGGAGCAAAGCGTCAACAGGCTAGAGGAAAAGGAATGCCTGTACTTATTTCTCCTATCGCTGAAGATATGCTAGCCAGGCATTGTGAAGGTGGAGTTGAAGCTGGATATCCTCCACGTAATTGGGAGCAAGGACTACCTCTTAGTGAAATTATAAATTCAGCAAAAAGACATCTCCGACAAGAGCAAGAAGGACTTATAGATGAAAATCATGCTTTAGCAGCCTTTTGGAATTTAATGGTTTACATACATACAAAAGAAATGGTTCGTAGAGGATTGCTACCTGCAGAACTTGATGATATGCCAAGCTATGTACCAAAGCAATGTCCCAAACATCCAAAATACGAAGGGAAGCATAAGCCAAAGAATGGTTGCTCCATCTGCTTAATGATTTGGGAAAATCAAGAAAGAGAATAAGTGAGTATTAAATTTGGAGATAAAAAATGAATTTAGACTGGAAAAATAAAACAGGAAGTATAACAGCTTACTTTTCGCATTCTATTAGAGGAAAGAAAGGAAAGGACGCTACTGATGAAGAAGTAGCAGAAAATTGCCATGCGGCTATAAAGGTAGCTGAATGGATTCGAGAAGTTATTCCTGAACTTGATTTGTATGTTCCAGCAGAGCATGAAGATTTTGTTCACATTACTTATAGAGATAAATATCTTACTGAGGACCAGATTCTTGAAATAGACTGTAAAATTTTGGAAAGGAAAGACTTTCACATAGTTTATGAGGTAGGCGGGTGGCTTGGTGGAGGTATTGCAAAAGAAATTGAAGCTGCCAAAAAATATGGGAAATCCATTTTTTACATTAGCAAGTTGGATGATTTTACTGCTGGATTGCTAATAGAATTTGTGCAGGAGATGAAAGCAAGTGGGAAGTGAAGAAAATTATAAAGTTAAACGAATTTGCTGGACTATGGATCTTATCTTTATAGAGTTGATGAGGTAGGCACTGAACTCTTAAAGAAGTATCCAGAGACTAAAGAAATTGAGGTAGTGCCAAGAGATATTTACATTATGGAGGAAAGAATGATTAAAGTTACTGCATATTTTTCAGCCTCGATAAGAGGCAGGAAAGGAAGCAAAGCTACTAAGAGGGAGATTAGTAGAAATATAGAGGCTGG